CTCATCCCCTGCTAATATCGATGATGAAGATCCAATTGAAGCAGCCAGACTAGCAGCCGAAGCACGTGATAGTGATGCCGATGCGCAGGCTGCTATTGATGCAGTTAATCAATCTACACCTCAAGGTATATCTACCGCATTAAACGGTGCACGTAGTCAGGCTACAAAAGGAGATACTACCAGTTCTCAGCAGAAACTAGATTGGAGAGCAAAATTAAGTTTAGCTCCAAAATCAAATTATTTGTATAATGTAAAAAAAGGGCAAGCAGGTATACTAAATCCGTTACAAGAAACTAACGGAGTTATATTCCCATATACGCCTGCTATATCAGTTACCTATGCCGCTGGCTATGATATATCTGAATTAGTACATAGCAATTATAAAATTTATCAATATAAAGGTAGTAGCGTAGACGCAGTTTCAATCACGGCTGATTTTACAGCACAAGATACTAATGAAGCAAATTACTTATTAGCAGTAATACATTTCTTCCGTAGTGTAACTAAAATGTTTTATGGACAGGATCAAGATCCAAAAGCCGGAGTACCCCCACCATTATGTTACTTAAGTGGCTTTGGTGCGTACACTTATGATGCACATCCATTGGTAGTAACAAACTTTACGTATGCAACACCAACAGATGTAGATTACATTCGTGCTGGTAGTCAGACTAACCAACCGGGTCAAAATGTATCACAACAAAATAGCACATTAAATACTTTTAGCCAAAGTGTGCAGAGAACAACAATCAATGGATTGAAACCGGCACCCCCAAACTTTCAAACACAGAATTCACTTATTAACTCTGAAGCAACTTATGTCCCTACAAAAATACAATTACAAATTACGTGTATACCAATCGTTACACGAAACGATATCAGTAATACATTCAGTCTCGAAAAGTATGCGACCGGTCAATTACTACGGGGAAGTAAACGTTCAGGTGGAGGTATTTGGTAATGTCTAATAATGCATTATATCCAGCATCAAGTCCTTACTTTGCAACAGGCGTAGTCAATGGTAGATTTTTAGATACGTTAGTTGATAGACCTATTCCTAAATTAGGTAGCGATAGATATTGGGAAATCACAACAACATATAATCTACGACCTGATATGCTTGCATATGACTTATATGCAAATCCTAGATTATGGTGGGTGTTTGCTAGTAGAAACCCAAACACATTAGCAGATCCATTCTTTGACTTTACTGCAGGTACATCAATTTACCTCCCAGAGAATTCTACACTGATACAAGTATTGGGTATATAAATGGCAACTAAATTAGGCGGCACTCCAGCAGATGGTGATTATAGTTTAAACCAAGCCGAAGCTTCAAAAATTGCCGCAAACAACGGTGAAACACCCGGTGGCAATGGGGAAATAAAAACTCTTAATGATAGTTTTGCAGGAAAAACACAGGCCGGTGAAGCTAATATTCCAGAAATTACTATTACTGCAAAAAGACCACAATCAGCAGGAAAAAAACCAGGAGCTAGATTACAAAACCCATTGGGTAACTTTAGCAGTTACACATATCAGTTAAGTTTGTATATGATTACTCCTGATGCATACAATGCTTTTATTGAATCAGGTAGAAAAAATATTAATTCACTTACCTCTAAAAATGCAAATGGCTCTGCAACAAACGGTGGTGCATTCTTAATAGCACAGTCAGGTGGAGTTAATAATAAAGCAAGTCAACGAGCACCTGAGTTTGATGTAGATTTTTATATAGATGATTTAAAAATTAAATCATTAATAAGTACCAATGCGGCACAAGGTACTTCAAATGTTAGCTTCATTAGTTTTAATATATATGAACCATATGGTTTTTCATTTATGACTAAACTAAAAAGAGCAAGAGAACAATTAGTAAAAGATAGTAATATACGAAATTATGAAGAAGCTGTTAACGCCTCTAAACAATTTTTTATATTAGGTATTAGATTTCAAGGCTATGATAAGGATGGTAATATTGCTAATGCTAGTCAGTTTTTTTCTGAAGATACGTTAAATACAGGTAGTGATGCTAGTGGTGTATATGAACGATTTTTTGACATTATGATTGAGAGCATAAAATTCACAATCAATGGAAGTGCAACCACATATAATGTAGTAGCTAAAATGTCACCGACAACTGTTGGAATGGGCACAGCATTTGGAATAGTAGATAATATGGTGCCAATCTCTGCCGGTACAGTAAAAGAAGCATTACTTGGTGACGGAGATGGAATCAATAGTTTAATAAAAACATTAAATGAAACTCAACAAGCATTAGAAAAAGCAGGAGATATAACTAGAGCCAATGTGTATGATATTAAGTTCTTGGGTGATACTGCTTTATTAGAAAATGCTAGTCTTATTAGTAAAGCAGATCCTAGTAAGAAAAAACAACCGATGAGTAATGCAGACAATGCCAATGAAATTAACGAAGGCACCAGTGTTAAAGCAGTACCAAACACGACCAGACGGATAATTCAAATAACTAAAGGTACTCCGATACAACAGGCTATTAATAATATTATTAAACAAAGTTCATATATGGAAGATGCACTAGAAAGAATATTAATATCTACTGAATCACCGAATGAAGATACAGAAAGCCCAGATGTAACTCCAAAAAAAGATCCTCCACCATTACAATGGTATAACTTAAGTGCAGAACTACAATGTTTGGAATTTGATCCTATCGTAAATGATTTTGCATATAAGATTACATATATTATTCAACCATACTTAACACCTAGTATGGCAACACCATACAGTAAATCTAGTAAGTATACTGGACCATATAAAAGATATGACTATTGGTTCACTGGACAAAATAGTGAAATCATATCATATGACCAAAAAATGGATAATACATTCTTCAATGTAGCCATACTTCCTGAGGATGACCCAGCAAGTCATGGTGGCGGCACAACAACTCCTACATATCCAAATAAGTTACAAAATCAAGATCGTCAAGGTAGACTTGTGGGCGGTATGGAAGCACAAAATGCCTATATGACCAGTCTATTTGATATTGGCACATATGCATTGGCCAAAATTGTTATATTGGGTGATCCTGATTATCTAACGCAAGAAACAGTGTCGGGCATTAATCAGGTTTACAATCAATTTTATGGTACTGACGGCTTTACTATTAATCCAAATGGTAGTGAAGTATTCATAGAAATAGATTTTAAAGAGGCAGTAGATTATAGTAACAGGGATGGTTTATTAGATGTTAATGAATCAATTTATTTTTGGAATTACCCTAAGGCAGTAGCTAATAAGATTAGAGGTGTTAGTTATAAAGTAAGAGAATGCGAAAGTGTTTTTAAAGGTGGTAAATTCACACAAACTTTAACTTGCAACATTAATGATATTCCTGAAATACTTGAAGCAGAAAATGCGGAACAAGCAACAACCGGACGAGAAAACCCTACTACTACTGCAAATCAAAATGAAAACTATTTATTAAGAAATCGTGGTAATAGATATTCTACTGCACCAAATGCAAATGCAAGAGACCTTCTGTTACAACGACAGTCTAATGATGTTAGAACAGGTGCCGCGCAAACAGGTGGTAATAATGCAACTCCAAGTAGCGGTAGTAATGCGTCATCTGCTACTGGATTTGCAAAAGATAGACCACCTGCGAATTCTCCACAAAGCACAAATAATGCAACTGGAGGTGAGACCTCGCTCGCTCCTAAAGTACAACAACCTAGTACTGTTACAACATCAAATACTAATAAAGGTGTTGCAAATGATGATAGCGTTCAAAATGCAGGGCAAACACAAACCGGTGTTGCTAACTCACAGAGCCCGGATGCAGGTAGAGAAACACAAACTAATACTTTATTAACCGGTGCAAGACCAGGAGAGGGTGCTTAATAGCAAATAATTAATATGGCATGGAATATATATAAACCCAGAGGCGCAACAAGCGCAAATAAACTAGGCGCAGGTGGTGCAGTAGTTAATCCTGTACCATTATTTGGAGTAGTGAAAGACAACATTGATCCTATTCGTGCAGGCAGACTACGTGTCTATATCAGTGATATGGGAGGTACTAGTCCCAACGATAGTAACACATGGTTTACTGTAAACTATATGACACCTTTTTATGGTGCAACTGAAGGCACAGGAGATAAAACAGGATACGGAACATATTTACAGAATCCAGTCAGTTATGGTATGTGGAGTAGCCCACCAGATATTGGTACAACGGTTATCTGCATTTTCATTAACGGTGATCCTAATTATGGTTATTGGATTGGATGTGTACCAGAACCAGAAACACTATGGATGGTTCCTGCAAACGGTTCAACTGAGACAGCAGTATTAAATGAGAGTGAGGCAAATAGTTATGGTGGTGCAAAGAAATTGCCAGTTACTAACATCAATGCTAATAATCAAAAAATCAATGATACCCCTACGTTTTACAATCAACCAAAGCCTGTTAATAGTTATCTAGCCGGCGTATTAAATCAACAGGGTTTAATTAGAGACACAATACGTGGTACAATAGGTTCAAGTAGTCAACGTGAAAGTCCTAGTCGTGTTGGTTGGGGAGTCAATACTCCCGGTAGACCTATATATGAAGGTGGCTTTACAGATGAAACTATTGCTGATGCCGCAACTGGGTCCGGACCAGAAGGTGGGTTAAAGATTTCTTCACGTAGAGTTGGTCATAGTATTGTAATGGATGATGGTGACTTATTAGGTAGAGACCAATTAGTAAGAATACGTAGCAGTTTAGGGCATCAAATATTAATGAGTGATGATGGACAATGTTTACACATCATTCACGCTAACGGACAAAGTTGGGTAGAGTTAGGTAAAGAAGGTACTATTGATTTGTATGCTACCAACTCAGTTAATATTAGAACACAAGGTGATTTAAATTTACACGCCGATAACAATATCAACATCAATGCTAAAAAAGATTTAAAAATCTCAGCAGATAATATTAATATTGAAACTGAAAATAAAATGGGAATCAGAGTAGGAACAGATTTTTCAACGTATGCGTTAGGTAAATATACATTAAAATCTGATTACCAGATGAGTTTTAAATCAAGTGGTGAAGCAAGTTTTGCAAGTCAAAGTGTTACATATATCAATGGTAGTAAGATTAACTTGAACACAGGATCAGCAGGTATTGTACCACAAGAAGTTAAAACATTATCAAGAGTAGCACATACTGATACACTATATGATGCTACAAAAGGTTGGGCGGCTGCACCCGGAGCCTTATTAAGTATCGTAAGTAGAGCACCTGCACATAGCCCATGGGCTAGTGCAAATCAAGGTGTTGATGTTAAAGTAGATAACAACGCAAGTGCAAACTTCCCAAGCGCACCCTCAGCGGCTGTTGCAGCCACTAATGCCGCAGTACCAAGCACACCAAATGCACCACTTACATCTAGTGTAGCATCAACTGTGCCAGTAACTGGGGACATTAGTAAAGCATTTCCAACAGGAGTGACAGCTGGTATGGTTGGTGCGGCGGCTACCGCGGCAGGAAGTGGTGCGGCCGCATCCGCAGTTAAATTAGGGGCAGGAGTAGTAGACGGCGTAGCAGTAGTTGGTAAGACAGCATTGACACCACAAGCACTTCAAAACGCAGGAATACTTAAACAAGGAGCAGCCGCATTAGTTGACTCATTAACTAGCTCAGGTGTACCAATTGAGAAAGCTATGACTAACAATTTGTTTGCAGGAGTACCTGGAGCAAAAACGCTAACAGACTTGGTTAACAATCCTATTGCACAGGTTAACGCACAGGTTAGTAACTTCCAACAAGCACAAACACAATTAACACAAGCAGGTGTTATAACGGGTAATGAAAATTGTAGTCAAATTGCGGGATTAGTAACAGCTACCGCAAGTTGCGGGATTGGTGAAACAACTAAATTCTTACAGACAGCGGCAGCCGCTGGCAGTGTTTCCGGATTATTAAATAATTCAGGTGCATCTGCTAACAAGTTACTAAGTAGTGTAACTGGTGCAATATCTTCTGGTAATTTTGCAGCCAACTTAACTTCAGGATTGACAGGTGGGCTAGGCTCTATTGCAACATCACTGACTGGCTTAACCAAATCAATAGGAGGCGGCTTAACTGGATTATTAGACAGTGCTAAAGGATTAGCTGGTTCAGCATTTGATGCAATTACAAAAGGATTCCCTGCTCTCAAGGCAGGTGTGCCACAAAACTTAAAACAAATTGCTGATAAGGCTACAGCAGATGTACAAGCATCCGGTACAGAGGCAAGTGATGTTGCAGGCGTACTAAAATCTGCGGCTGCCAACTCAGGGATAGATGCCGCAAGTATTGCCTCAGGAGCAGCCTCATCAGCCACTAACGGATTAGCTAGCATTACAAGTGCTGTTACTACTGGATTGGGAGCATCTACTAATTTAGTAACAAGTGCAGAAAATGCAGTAAATGCGGTTAAAGCAACATTACCAGCAAGTGTGTCAACTGGATTAAGTAACTTACCAGGTGCACAAGACGCAGTAAACAATATTGTGAATAAAGCTCCAGGAGCATTAAACATAATACCCGGAACTGCTGGAATAACAGCCGCTTTAGGACAAGTTAATGCGGCTGTAAATATAGGCTCATTACCAGGTGGAGCAAGCAATTTAGTAAATCAATTAAAATTACCGGGCGCATCGCTTTTACAATTTGCAGCCGCAGGACTAGGACCAGCCTTAGCGGCAAAACTTGGAACAGCAGTTGCATCTTTACCTAACGGTGGTTCTCCGGTAACAGTGCCGGTTATTGGTACTAATACAGATGGTACACGTTCTGCTTTATCAACTCAGTTAGCTAAGGTATTTGGTAGTAACAAAATTTCATTACCTAATTATAGCGGTAACCCTGCAACGACAGGGGAAACTGCAGGAACGCAAGCACTTGCTAACAAGGCAGATGAACAGAGAAAATTAACTGAAAAAGTGTTTGCTAAAGTTGGTGAAGTTAGAGAGGCTAGATTAGCATTCACTAAAGCAAAAAATGAACTTCCAGCAGGTGATCCTCAAATTAATGAATTGAGAAATAAATGGCTTGCATTATCAGACGAGCTTGCCACCTTAGAAACAGTAGCATAAATATTGTATAGGATAAAAAATGCCAACATATATAGGATTTTCAACAATTGGGGCTAACGAGCCAAAGACAACTGATGCTAGTCCGGGTGTTGATGGGGGTACAGGTGGTGTACTAAAACCAACAGTCCCGGGTAAAAAGTATCGTCTTGTAGATGAAGCATTAGTAGTCAGAGACTTTGTTAATGCATTAAACATTCAACAAGGACAAAAAGTTGGAAATCCAGGATATGGTTCTACTATTTGGAGCTTTGTTTTTGAGCCCAATGATGCACAAACTCAATTTAGACTTGAAGATGAAATTCGCAGGATTGCTAATGGTGATCCTAGATTGATTATCAATACAGTAAAGAGTTATCCACAAGAAAACGGTATACTACTTGAAGTAGAATTAGCTATTGCACCCTTCAATAATGCTGAAGTATTGAATGTTTTCTTTAATAGCTTGACAAATACAGCTACATTACAATAACAAAATCCGTGGTTTTCCTTTAAGATAAATACTTAAAAGAGAATAACTATGGCTACAAGTTCAAGACAATCAGCAATATTTGGTGTGCAAAATTGGCAGGCCATCTATCAAACCTTTCGTGAAGCAGACTTTAAAAGCTACGATTATGAAACCCTACGTAAGAGTTTCATCGATTATCTGCGAGTATACTATCCGGAAACGTTTAACGATTACATTGAGTCTAGTGAATTTATTGCACTACTTGATGTTATTGCGTTTATGGGACAAGGTCTTGCTTTCCGCAACGACTTAAACACACGTGAGAACTTTATTGATACGGCTGAACGTAGAGATAGTGTTATTAAACTAGCTAACTTAGTAAGCTATAATCCTAAACGTAATATTGCAGGTCAAGGTTATCTTAAAGTTACAAACATCAGTACCACTGAAAACATTACTGACGTTAATGGATTGAACTTAAGCAATCAAACAATATTATGGAATGATCCTGCAAATGCTAACTGGTTAGAACAATTTAACACAGTTATTAATGCTACATTGATTAATACCCAGCGTGTTGGTCGCCCCGGTAATAGTCAAGAATTACTTGGTGTAAAGACAGATGAATACAGTATTAACATTCCTCCTGCCAGTTTACCTATTGTACCATTTACTAGCACAGTAGATACTGTCAATATGAATTTTGAATTAGTTAGTGCAACTAGTTTAGATGAAGATTATGTATATGAGATTCCACCTGCACCAAGTGGTAAAATGAATATGATGTATCGTAACGATAAATTGGGTTACGGTAGTCCAAATACAGGTTTCTTCTTTTATTTTAAGCAAGGAACATTGCAGAGTTATGATTTTAACTTAGAACAACAAATTAGTAATCAGGTAGTTGATATTGATATTCAAGGTGTCAACAACACCGATACTTGGTTATATCAATTAAGTGCTAGCAATGGTGGTAGAACACTTTGGAGATTGGTAGACAGTGTATATGCAAATGCTAATTTACAAACTGAAACTAGTTTTAAGAAAGTGTTTTCAGTTGTATCCAGATTCAACGACCAAGTTAGTTATACTTTCGGTGATGGAGTATTTTCCGAAGCACCAGTTGGAGCATTTAGAGCATATGTACGTGGCGGTAATGCATTGACATATACTATTGATCCAACTGAAATGCAGGGGATTCAAGTAACAATACAGTATATTAGCAGAGCAGGACGAACAGAAGCACTCACTATAGGATTAGCATTACAAACACCAGCTTCAACAGCGCAAGCCAGAGAAACATTAGCAAACATTAAACTACGTGCTCCTGCAAGATATTATACTCAGAACAGAATGGTTAATGGTGAAGATTATACAAATTTCCCATATACATTATACAGTTCAATTATTAAAAGTGCCGCTATTAATCGCAGTTCTATTGGCGTGTCTAAAAACTTAGACCTACTTGATCCTACAGGAAAATACTCCAGCACGAATTCATTTGCAAGTGATGGTGGATTATATCAAAATAGTGATAACGGTAATTTGTTATTGACTATAACTAACACTGGCGATATTATTAAGTTCTTAACTGACAACTTAGCATTAGCGTTAGCTGATAATAGAGCAAGACAATATTATCTACAAAATTATCCACGCTATAATATTAACACTGCGTCAGGTGATGGCACTGTATATTGGAACACAAGCACAACTGATGCAAATAGTATCACTGGTTATTTTTATAACATTGATGGTTCAGCAAACACACCTATAGCAACTGGAACGTACAATACACATAATATGAAGTATGTAACCAAGAGTGCATTAATTAAAGTTACTGCGCCAACTGGTTCGTACTTTGATAACAACAATCGATTAGTTTATGGCATTGCAAGTGCAAGTGATACAACGTTCTATTGGACTACTGTATTAAATGTTATCGGTGATGGTTATAATAACGGTGAAGGTAATTTCAGCAACGGCTCAGGTCCAGTTACACTAAACGGATATATTCCAACTGGAGCAATTATCACACAGGTTATACCATCATTTGGTAACACACTTCCCACAGCAGTGATTAATGAATGTGTTATCAGAATGGAATTAAATCAAAGCTTCAGTTTGATATTTAACAACTCATTATTGATTACACAAGACCGTTGGAGTATTGATGCATATAACGCAACTGGTTGGTTTGTAAACTTTAACAGTGTAGGTAACAACAGATATCAAATTGCGTACAAATCATTGCGTTATTACTTTGGTAGTGTTGCTGATACACGATTCTGGTATGAGAGTGGTAAACTAGTATATGATCCATTTACAGGTAAAATATTAGCTGATTTCGTTAAAGTATTACCTTCAAATAC